CGAAGTTTTATCAGAGTGGTAAGTAGGATAAATATGAAAATTTGTAGTAGATGTAATAAGATAATAGGTTTATATACTCCATATCAAGAAATATCAGACAATGAAATACTGTGTTCAAAATGTGCGAATAAGTGGTTATATGAAAAGCTTATAGAAGCTTATGACAACACTATGAAAATATTGCCAGGTTGGAAAAGTAGTAAGGAGAGAATAAAAATGAAAAAATATATGGTAAATATTGAAGGCATACAAGAAATGCAAAAACACCTTGATTTAAGGATTTATGTTATTAATATTATTCTTGAAAAAATTAGGTATAATCTACTGGGTACGTTCACAGTCGAGGAAATTGAAGGCTGGATAAGTGAGTGTGTTGATAAAGATAAGGTCAAAGATATGATACAAGAATTATTTACATTTGATATTTTAAAAGAAGTCATTACGCCGCAGGGAAATACTGTTGAGATAAAATCAGTTAATATTAAGGGGCTTAATTGTAATAATGGGTAGGGAAAATATAATTGATAAAGACAAAGAATATTTTTATGAGTTGGCTCTGGGAGATGAACTTAAGGAAGCCGAGTGGGGATTAGAATTTACGAGTGTTGTAATTTTACCAACAAATATACCCCACGATAGCGGCTTTAACCTTATGTGGTTTATACTTCTTGATAATGAAGAAAACCCGATTGCAAAAGCAACTGGCGGTGCTGATGTTATGAAAGTATGGAGAAACCCTGATGATTGGCATGTCGATTGTTTACCCTGTGGGCTATTAAGATTTTTCCATTTTGGACAAGATAGCAAAGTTTTTTATAATGGTATGGAGTTTGAATTTTACCCAGCAGGCAATAAAAATATCGGTGAATATGAAATAAAAGGAGAATAAATAATGGAACAGAAAAAAACAGATGAATTAAAAAAACTTATAGGGTTTGGACTTTTGATAGCGGACAGAATAAAACACACCGAAGGCTTTGAAGATAATATAAAAATGTTATCACTTAATGATATAATACCGCTATTGGCTAATTGCGCTTGTGCTTATGCTGACCAGTATGAAGTTATATACAAAGAATTTAATGAGCCACAGTTGACAAACTTTTTAAAAAGGGCACAAGAGGATTATCTTGATTTTAAAAAGTCTGATGAATTTAAAAAGTTTTTTGAGCTTTATGAATTATAAGGTTATAGCCAGCGGAAGTTCTGGTAATGCGATATTACTTGATAACGGTATATTACTCGATTGTGGTGTACCGTTTAAGGCTGTTCAGTCGGTATTATATAAAATAAAAGCTGTTTTTATTAGCCACGAACATCACGACCATTTAAATATATCAACGCTCAAGAAAATACACGAATTAAGACCCACAGTACGTTTTTTAGTTGGTTTTTGGTTGAAAAAGGAACTTATATCGAGCGGAATAGACCACTCAAAAATTGATGTTATAGAGCACGGACGAGTGTATAATTATCAAAGTTTTCGAGTAATGCCGTTTATACTTATACACGATGTCAAGAATTACGGTATTAAAATCGTAGATATAAAAAACAAAGTAAAAATAATTTACGCAGTTGATACAAACTGTTTAGACCATATTGAAGCAAAAAATTATGATTTATATTTAATCGAGGGCAATTATGACGAAGATAAACTTGAGGCAAATATAAAAAGTGATATTGAAAAAGGGATATACAGTTATGGAATGAGGGTAAAAGATACACACTTGTCAATACAAAAAGCGAGTGAATGGTTAATTAAAAATGCTGGAGAACTAAGCTGTTATGAGTTTATACACAAAAGTAAAAACAATTTATGACACGAACTTTTCTTTGCATTTTTTAGCGATTAAATTGTAATTAAAAGTATCGCCAGAATTTATACACACTTCAAATACACAGCGTATCGAGTATTTTTTCATTAATTTTTCTATGACTTTTACAGCGTACTTTTTAAATTTTATATTGGGATATTTTTTAGTTATTAATTGGTTAGCCACAAAATTTTCGATATTATTTAATTTGCTTTCCCACGCTATCCAATCATCAAGCTCGACTTCTGTTTGTTTGCATTTTATACACGTAGGGCGTATTGTATATTTATTAGTATTTTTATCAAGAATTATCTCATTAAAAACATTTATTTCACTACCACATTTAGAACATTTTACCACACTTATAGTACCTCAACTCATTTTATTTTAATATTATTATAATACATAATCAATAAAAAGTAAATATAAGGCACATATTTTTTGTAAAAAAGGAGAATGAAGATGAACAAAGTAATAATTAGCGGAAGAATTGTAGATGACCCAGAGTTAAAAACCACAGCAAGTGGGGTATCAGTATCGACAAACACTTTAGCGGTTAACAGACGACAAAAAGACAATAAAGGTAATCATATTGTAGATTTTATTGATTTTACGGTATGGAAATACTCGGCAGACTTTTTATGTAATTATGGAAAAAAGGGAGATTTATTAACGATATTCGGAGAGATACAGCAAGAAAGGTATAAAGACAGAAATGGAATTGACCGAGTACGCCATTTTATTACCAGTACAGAAATTGAACTACACAGTAAAAACAAATAAATTTGTAATAATTGATTATTAAAACAATACACTACCTTTAAAATTTCCACTTGTGGAACAAATCAAGGTAGTGTATCATTAAAAAATAAAAAAAAATGAAAAATGATGATGATATACAAGAAAATAATTGGTGTCGAAATAGCAAATTTAAATAACCACACATTTATGTTATGTAATCATCAAACTCATACTAACATAATATCGGTATAAAGTCAACAATAAAGGGGGAAAGATTGGGGGAATATACAAAACAAAAAAACAAACATACTACAAATATATAATAAGGTTATATATTACAGCAAACATAAAATTAACACGAAAAAGGGCGAAAAATTATTTTAAAAACTTGTTTACAAACATAAACAGATATGATATAATATACTTGTGGGTGAAAGAAGCATAAAATAATTTTTAAATTTGGGACACTTTATATCTGTTTATTGTTGGGCTTTCACTCACACAATAAACCTCAACAGTAGGCAGATATAAGGTGTCTTTTTTAATACCTAAAAAATAAAGGAGAATGAAAAGTGGAACACAGCTTTAATGTCGAAATAGCGGCGCAATATGGAATTCACACAGCGATACTTTTAAAAAATATTCATTTTTGGATAGTTAAAAATCGAGCAAATGAAAAGCATTTTCATAACGGTAGGTATTGGACTTATAATTCACAAAAAGCGTTTTCAGAATTATTTCCGTATTTAACCGAACGGCAAGTAAAATACACAATCGAAAAAATGAAAAAAGATGAATTAATTTTGATTGATAATTTTAACGAAAATCCGTATGACAAAACATCTTGGTATGCTCTCACAGACAAAGCGTTAAAATTATTGGGAGATACTTCAGAAGTGCCTGAAACCCCCGAAAATGCTGATAGTACAAAATTGTCTTATCGAATGGACAAAAATGTACCTATCGATAGTACAAAATTGTCTCATCGGGAGTACAAAATTGTCTCCTCTTATAATGATACAGATAATAAACCAAATATAAATAATAAAAAAAAGAAAAAAACTTTTGACGAAATAATTGAAGATTATACAGACAACGAAGAATTAAAAGCTGACTTAAAAGAACATTTACGAACACGAAAATCAAAAAAAGGCACATTAAATAATCGAGCTATTGAATTAAGTTTAAAAGAATTGGACAAGCTAGCAAATACAGATAATCAAAAAATTCAGATTGTCAGAAATGCAATTATGCGAGGATACTCATCGTTTTGGCCGGTAAAAGATTATGAAAATAGTTTTGAAAATCAGAAATCCAGTTATGATATTGAAGAATATGAGCGGTTTAATCCACTTGAATACGTGCTTGGTTAATAAACATATCATAGATTAACTGTAAGGGGTCAAATTTAAGAGTTTATCAAAAAAATAATAAATAATATTACTAAACAAAAAATCGAAATTTGGGGTATTTAAAGCGATTTAGAGTTATGGTGGTGATTTTATGTTAAAGGGAGAGTCTGCAGAACAAGCAAAATTATTTAATTTATGTCGATTAACACAGAAACACAAACATTTATTTCATATACCTAACGGCGGTAGTCGTAATCCCATTGAAGCTCGAAACTTAAAATATCAGGGAGTTAAAGCTGGAGTACCAGATTTATTTTACCCTTTTCCGAATACAAAATATCACGGATTATTTATCGAAATGAAATACGGAAAAAATAAACCGACAAAATTTCAAATAGAATGGTTATCATATTTGAATTCTGTGGGGTATTTGGCTGTTGTATGTTACAGCGCCGATGAAGCATTTAAGTTGCTGGAAAAATATTTTGAAGATAAGGTGTGATAAAATGGGGTGTAATAAAACCGATTGCCGATATGAAGGCACTATCATATGTTCAGGGTGCGACAGTAATACATATTATCTTAAATCAGAGGAACATACCACCAAAAAGGGAAAACCGCCAAGAATACAAAAAGCAAAAGCACGAAAAGTAGCGCACAGAGTACCGTTTGACGGAATGGTTTGGGGAACATTTTACGAATAAAAAAGTGGGTGGTAAAATGCAGTGTAACGGAGATTGTTTTAATTGCATATATCCTGATTGCGTGGCTTCGGAGCAAGAAATATCAAAACTAGACTATTTGGAGCGAAAAAAGCGCCGTGAGGAAATGGGTCAGTATATTAAAATGGTGGGGGTTGAAATTCGTGAACGTAAGAATAGCCGCTCGACAAAAATTGACTGAAAAAGAGCAAAAAGAATTGGACAAGTATATTCGCAAGAGAGCAATGGAAATATACAATGACGAGGCCATAGGGTTAATGCGGCGATGTCATAAAATAATGGCGGTTGGCCTTAATGAAAAGTTTGGATTTGGGAAATCTCGGATTATGAGTTTGTTTGATTATACAAGCGATATGGCGCAAGGGCGAGCTAAAGATGAGATTTTTTGGGAACATATTGATGATATAATAATTAAGCAAATTAAAATACCTTTTGAACGTGAAAACTATCAGGATTTAGAGGAATAATAGCAACTTATCGGAATGATGTTATTTAAATTAGCGGAACGATAACATAAAAAATTGGAGGAATAAAAAATGGTAGTATGGACTGTTTTGTCTTGGGTGATGTCGGCAATAGCTTTATTTGGAACGATACTCAATGCGGAACGTAATGTTTATGGTTTTTGGTTTTGGTTAGTATCGAATATGTATATGACAATACGATTTACGTACATAGGTGAATACGCACAAGCTGTATTATTTTTGGTTTATACAGTGCTTGCGGTGCGTGGGATTATTGCGTGGACTAAGAAAGAGCGACAGTTTAAGGCAATTAAAGTGGACGCACTAAAAGTGCTTGAAAAGGTAAAAAAACAAATAGACGAAGAACAGAAAAATAAAAAACTATGATTTGGGCAATAATAACCTCGAAATTAATTTTTGAGGTGATTTATATTATGATATTTGCTGAAGCGCTGGTATGGTTAATAGCTATTTTATTTATCGTCGGTATGGTAATGACGCTTGAAAAGAGATTATCAAGTGTAGTCGGGCTCTTTTTAGTATGTGTAACGTCAATATTTTTCGTTTATTATTTTACTTTTTTTCATTATCTGGCATTATGCGTACTTTTTGGTGTTCTGAGTCTGATTGCCGTTAGGTATTTGGTTGCTATATTTAATCAGAAATAGGCGGAAAAAAGGGGATAAGAGGGAGTTTTTATGCCGAAAGGGGATAACCCAAACAGTAAGAAAGCTTTGAAAGCTGGAGAGAAAACAAAATTTAAAAAAGGGTATAAGCGTTCGAAAGAAAACGTAGAAAAACAAAAAAAGACGTGTGCCGAAAAGCGCACGTTTAAAACATTGATGAACATAGCATTATCGCAACAAGTAACAAACAAAAACGGCGAAACTATGTCGGCGAAAGAAGCTATTATTGCAAAGGCTGTTATTGACGCTGTCAGAGGCGATAAGTGCGCCCGTGAATTTTGCAGAGATACTGCTGGAGAGAAACCAGTTGAGAAAGTAGTTATGGCGGAGGTATCTCAGGAAGTTATCAATGAGGTTGAGGCGATAATGAATGATGACGAGAAAACAAGCGGTTGAACTTTTAAAAACAAAGCCGTATAAGTTCGGACATTTACTTGGGTTTGACAAGTTGACAACGTTACATAATCAGTGGATTATTGATATGGTAAGAGGGACAGATGACAAAACTTTACAAGCACACAGGGCAAGTTATAAAACTACTTGTGTGTCCATAGCTCTGGCCCTCATTATTTTGCTATACCCAAATAAGCGGACAATGTTTTTAAGAAAGACAGACGCCGACGTTAAAGAAATAATTAATCAAGTTAAAAAGATTTTAGAAAATGAGCGGTACAGATATTTTGTTAATGCTATTTATGGCGTTGAATTAAAAATCACAACAAGCAATCTTGGAGAGTTGTCAACTAACTTGACGAATGACCCTCGTGGTACGTCTCAATTAGTTGCGTTCGGTTGCGGTTCGTCCTTGACTGGTAAACACTTTGACAGAATATTTACCGACGATATTGTCAACGTGAATGACAGAATCTCCAAAGCGGAAAGAGATAAAACAAAATTAATCTATCAAGAACTGCAAAACATAAAAAACCGTGACGGACGTATTTTTAACACTGGTACGCCGTGGCACAAAGATGATTGTTTTACAATTATGCCGAACATTGAGCGGTTCGATTGTTATCAGACGGGATTAATTACACCCGAAAAACTGGCCGAGATAAAAAAATCAATGACCGCTTCACTTTTCGCCGCTAACTATGAACTGCGACATATTGCTGAGGAAGATGTTATATTTGACGAGCCAAAAACAGATGAAGATATGAAACTGGTTCTGAACGGAATTGCACACGTTGACGCCGCTTACGGCGGTGAAGATTACACAGCGTTTACGATATGCAAAAAGCACGATGATAAATATTATGTGTTCGGTAAGTTATGGCACAAACACGTTGACGAGTGTGCGGACTATATAAAATTATATATGACGGAAATGAGAGCAAATAAGATATATTGCGAAGATAACGGCGATAAAGGATATTTAGCTAAAGAGTTACGCAAACTAGATATTAAAGCGATAACATACCGAGAAAATCAAAACAAGTTTTTAAAGATAACCAGTTATTTAAAAGGTGCGTGGGAGAACGTGTATTTTGTATCGGGGACGGACCACGAATATATTAATCAAATATGTGAGTTTAATGAGAACTGCGAACACGATGACGCCCCCGACAGTTTAGCAAGCATAATACGGAAACTGTATAGCAGAAATACGGAGAAATTTGAATCAGTCCTCGGGCTTATCTAGCGCACGAAAAATGTGCGCTTTTTGTGTTAAAATAATATGGTAATATCCAACAAATAAAAAAATAAAGGAGCGGTTAAAATGTTGACGTATCAGGATTTTTTAAAACACCAAGGGAGTGGACTTGGCGAATTCTTATTACAAGCAATCGAAGAGCATAAGTCGTCGCCAGAATACAGGACGGCGAAAGTTGCAGAACAGTACGACAGACAGCAGAACGTAACCATATTAAGCTATCAGAAATATCTGTACACAATGAAAGGGGCTAAAATACCCGACGTAATAAGCCCAAACCATAAACTGTGTAGCAACTTTTTCAATAGGTTTACAACTCAGCTAGTTCAGTATTTACTCGGTAACGGCGTTACTTTTGCGGAAGAGGGAGTTAAAGAAAAGCTCGGGGCCACTTTTGACACAGAACTTCAACGGGCTGGAAAATATGCGGAAATAAGCGGTGTTTCGTTTGGATTTTGGGACTTAGACAAATTAAGAGTGTTTAAGTTTACGGAGTTTAAACCACTGTATGACGAGGAGAACGGCAGCCTCAGAGCTGGCGTTAGGTTCTGGCAGTTAGCACCGAATAAGCCGCTAAGAATGACGTTGTTTGAAGAGGACGGATATACCGAATACATTAAAAAAGACAGACAAAACGTTGAAATATTAGCGGAAAAAAGGCCATACAAACTCATTGTAAAATCAACCGAGGCAGACGGAACAGAACTGTATGACGGCGGCAATTACCCGAGTTTTCCGATAGTACCGCTATATGCGAA